AACTATGATGAGTTCCGAGAACCCTTTCTTGGTGGTGGAAGTGTTGCAATTTACATCACCAAGAAATGTCCTTACCTAGATATTTGGGTGAATGATCTTTATGAACCTCTTGTAAATTTCTGGCAGCAACTCCAGATTTTTGGTTCTGATCTAAAGGATAAACTGGTAGATCTTAAATCAACGCACAATAATCCAGCATCCGCAAAAGAACTGTTCCTAGCAAGTAAGGAGAAGATCAATGACCAAAGTTTGCCCAGTCTTGATCGTGCTGTGGCTTTCTATGTTGTCAATAAGTGTAGTTTTTCTGGTCTCACGGAGAGTTCATCATTTTCAGAACAAGCCTCCAATAACAACTTCAGTTTGCGAGGGATCGAAAAACTGCCTGCGTATTCTGAATTAATCGCACATTGGCGCATAACTAATTACTCCTATGATTATCTGATGGATGGAAACACAGGTGCTTTTATGTATCTCGATCCTCCTTATGATATTAAGGATAACCTCTATGGGCGTAAGGGATCAATGCACAAAGGATTTAATCACGATAAGTTTGCTGCTGACTGCGATGCTAACGATATGGATCAATTAGTGAGTTATAATTCCGATCAACTTGTAAAAGATCGTTTTAAGGACTGGAATGCGGCGGAGTTTGATTTGACTTATACAATGCGTTCGGTGGGTGAATATATGCGAGAGCAAAAACAACGTAAAGAACTACTACTTTTTAATTATGGAATTGAAGGACTGGTTGAACTCAATCAATCAAACGAAGCATCATCTGATTGACGAAGATCCCTCACTTGAGAAAGAATATGCTCCTTACATTATCAATCGTTGTTTATCAGGTCATCTTGATTGCGTTCTGTTTGCGAATGAAATGAATCGCTATCATTTCCTTCCAAAGAAACTTCAATATGACTTTTTTATAAATAGTCTGAGGAAAAAGAAGAGATTTTCTCCCTGGCTCCGACAAGATAAAATCAAAGACCTTGATTATGTTAAGCGTTACTATGGTTATAGTAATGAGAAGGCAAAACAAGCTTTGAAGATTCTAACAAACGAACAACTTACTTTTATAAAATCGAAATTTGAAATTGGAGGATCGAAATGAGTGTCGTTCAAGAACCTGAAGTGAAGTGGACGCCCGACCAAATGGTGGAAGTTATTCTGAACGAACCAGATGACTTTCTAAAAGTTCGTGAGACTTTGACCCGCATCGGAGTTGCTTCAAGAAAAGAGAAGAAAATCTATCAGTCCTGTCATATTTTACACAAGCAAGGTAGATATTATCTCGTTCACTTTAAAGAACTGTTTGCTCTGGATGGTAAACACGCCAATCTAACTGTGAATGATGTCCAGCGTCGTAATCGTATTGCCCAACTCCTTGCTGATTGGGGTCTGATTGAGATTGTAGATGTTACCAAGATTCAGGACATTGCTCCCCTGAATCAAATTAAAGTTCTTTCTTATAAGGATAAGGGAGATTGGATTCTAGAAACCAAATATAATATTGGTTCTAAAAAGAAAAAGGTAGAGGATGCCGAATGATAAAGTGGGGAGTTCAACACTCCCTTTTTTATTGACCATGGATATATAATAGTAAGGACGCCTTCGGGGTTCACAAAACACAAACTCGCTTTTTAAGGAGCTACCATAATGACCAGTATCACACGATATACTGCTGCGGATCTTCCTGCTTTGATGGAGAAGATCAATAAGTACAGTATTGGAATGGATGAATATTTCGATCGTCTTTTCCATCTTCACGAAACAACTTCCAATTATCCACCTTATAATCTTGTTCAGGTCAGTAGTGTAGAATCACGACTTGAACTTGCTCTTGCTGGATTTAGAAAAAGAGAGGTGTTCGTTTATACACAAGACGGCAAACTCTTTGTTGAAGGTCAGAAAGAAGATAAAGAAACGGAGTCTAACTATCTTCACAAGGGTCTAGCTCAACGCAGTTTTACAAGATCTTGGACGCTCTCTGATGATACGGAAGTTAGATCAGTTAATTTTGAGGATGGACTTTTGACCGTTACTCTTGGACGAATTGTTCCAGATCATCATAAACGAAAGGACTATCTCTAAATAGAATTGAATATCGTCGGCGCGAGGGGAACTGGCAAAATCCAGTTGACTCCCCTCTTTTTTCTTGCTATAATGAATGGAGAATCTACTAGAAAATGTCAATTAAACTTGCTTTATTGAAGTCTGGTGAGCAAATTATTGCCGATGCCAAAGAACTCATTATTGAAGAAAAAGTGTGTGGATATTATTTTATTAAACCACATCGAGTTCGTTTAGGTCGCCCAGTTCTTCTTCCTGAAGAAACAGAAGTTACTCCAGATGCGATTGAAGTTACTTTGTCTCCATGGATTTTAGTTTCCAAGGATGATGAAATGGCAGTTTCTGCTGATTGGGTTGTAACAATTGTTGAACCAATCGATGATGTAAAAGAAATGTATTTGGAGAAAACTAATGCAGCAAACAATAAAGTGCCTTCTGTTAAAGAATGATATTGTACTAATTTCTGAAATTGTTGAAGTTGGTTCTGAACTTGGAGAACCAGACTGTAAACTTACTAAACCATTTAAAGTTGTAGAACAATCTAATGGTTTTACTTTAGAACCATGGATTACATTTAGTTCTCAGAGTGAATACATGATTCATTCTGATAGCATATTGACTATTGTAGATCCTACAATGGATCTTCTTTCCAAATATTTTGAAATGATTGCCTGATGAGATTTTATACCAATGTCCAGATGGTTGGGGACAATTTCCTTGTTCGTGGATATGAAAATGGAAAACATTTCATGACACGAGAGAAATTTTCTCCAACTCTTTTTGTGCCTGCTAAAAAACAAACAAGATATCAAACTTTGAACGGGGAGTATGTAGAAGCAGTTCAACCTGGATCAGTTCGTGATTGTAGGGAATTCATTAAAAAGTATGATGGTGTAGAAGGATTTAAAATCTACGGAAACGAAAGATTTATCTATCAATATATTTCAGAAACTTATCCCGAGGAGGAAATGAAGTTTGATATTAGTAAAATCAAACTTACTACTCTTGATATTGAGGTCGCTTCTGAGAATGGATTCCCTGATGTGGAATCAGCAGCAGAAGAAATTCTCCTGATCACCATCCAAAATTATTCAACTAAAGAAATTATTACCTGGGGGCAAGGACCTTTTAAACTTAATCAAGGAAATGTTTATTACAAGCAGTTCAATAATGAGTATGATCTTTTAAATGATTTTATTAACTGGTGGATGATTGAAGAAAATACTCCCGAAGTTATAACTGGTTGGAATAGTAAATTATATGATATCCCATACATTGTTCGCCGTCTTGATCGTGTCTTGGGTGAAAAACTCATGAAGCGCATTTCACCTTGGGGACTCGTAACCGAAGAAGAAACGTATATTTCTGGTCGTAAGTATCTTTCTTATGATATTGGCGGTATTTCACAGTTGGACTATCTTGATCTTTATAAGAAGTTTACATATACTAATCAAGAATCTTATCGTCTGGATCACATTGCTAACGTAGAACTGGGGCAGAAAAAACTTGATCACTCTGAGTTTGATACCTTCAAAGATTTCTACACTAAAGGTTGGCAGAAGTTTGTAGAATATAACATCAAGGACGTGGAACTTGTTGACCGTTTGGAAGACAAGATGAAACTAATTGAACTTGCTCTTACAATGGCATATGACGCAAAGGTAAACTTTGAAGATGTGTTTTATCAAGTAAGAATGTGGGATACGATTATCTACAACTATCTGAAAAAGAGGAACATTGTCATTCCTCCTAAAGAGCGTTCTGATAAGGATTCTAAGTATGCTGGTGCCTATGTGAAGGAACCTATTCCTGGTAAGTATGATTGGGTGGTGAGTTTTGACCTTAATTCACTATATCCTCACCTTATTATGCAGTACAATATCTCACCAGAAACTCTTTTGGATGAGAAACATCCAACTGTAACTGTAGATAAGATCTTAAATGAAGAACTTACATTTGAACTGTACAAAGATAAGGCAGTCTGCGCTAACGGAGCAATGTTCCGTAAAGATGTGCGTGGATTTTTACCAGAACTGATGGAGAAAATTTATAAAGATCGCACCATCTATAAAAATAAAATGCTTGCGGCAAAACAAAAATACGAAAAGAAAAAGACAAAAGAACTGGAAAAGGAGATTGCTCGGTGTAACAACATCCAAATGGCAAGGAAGATTCAACTTAACTCTGCTTATGGTGCTATCGGCAATCAGTATTTCCGTTATTATAAACTAGCAAACGCAGAGGCAATTACTCTATCGGGTCAGGTTTCCATCCGTTGGATTGAAAATAAGATGAATGCCTATCTGAATAAACTTCTAAAAACTAGTGAGGTTGACTATGTTATTGCTTCTGATACCGATTCCATTTATCTTAATATGGGTCCTCTGGTTGAAACTGTATACAAAGGCAGAGAGAAAACTACTCAAAGCGTTGTTTCGTTCCTTGATAAGATCTGTCAGGTGGAACTTGAAAAGTATATTGAAGGTTGCTACCAAGAACTGGCTGACTATGTAAATGCTTATGACCAGAAGATGCAGATGAAGCGTGAGAACATCGCTGAACGTGGAATCTGGACGGCGAAGAAGCGTTATATCTTGAATGTTTGGGATAGTGAGGGTGTTCGTTATGAGGAACCTAAACTCAAGATTATGGGTATTGAAGCAATCAAATCTTCAACACCTGCACCCTGTCGCAAAATGCTCAAAGACTCTTTTAATATTATGATGAGTGGCACCGAGGAAGATATGATTAATTATATTGACCGATGTCGCCTTGAATTCAGAACACTTTCTCCAGAATCTGTTTCATTTCCACGGTCAGCATCCGATGTTCAGAAGTATCAATCATCATCTAACATTTATTTAAAGGGAACTCCAATTCATATTCGTGGAGCACTGTTGTTTAATCACTACATTAAGAAGAACAAACTTACTAATAAGTATTCTACCATACAAAATGGGGAAAAGATTAAATTTGTTTATCTTAAGAAACCAAATACGATTCACGAGAATGTCATTTCATTCATTCAGGATTTTCCAAAAGAACTTCACCTTGACAAATACATAGATTATGATTTACAATTTGAGAAAGCATTTCTAGAACCACTTAAGATTATTCTTGATTCTATCAAGTGGTCTGTAGAAAAAACTGTAAACC